CTTATTACAAAAGAAACCTTAGCACAAATAGCGATTTAGCTCCAGCTACATCATTTGCAAATGGTAACGGGTTTAGTTTAGGAATGTTTAATCTTATTAGCTCCTATGAATCTGGTAAAACAGGTTTTGTTGCTGATTTAGTATTCGGGCCTAGAGGTCAAGATGCAGTATTTTTATCAACTGGAAGTTCTAATATTATTAATCAACTTTATGCTTATTGGAATGTAAATGATAAAGTAACTCTAACAATGGGAAACTTTAACACTTTTCTAGGTTATGAGGTTATTAGCCCTGTTGGTAATTTTAACTATTCAACTTCTTATATGTTTAGTTATGGGCCTTTTTCTCATAGTGGTTTAAAAGCAGATTTTAACCTATCTGAAAATTTTACTGCTATGCTATCTGTTTTAAATGCAACTGATGCTACTGATTTTAACCCTACTAATTTTCATACATTAGGTGTACAGCTAGGATATAAGGGTACTTACTTAAATGCTTTGTACGGTAAACAAGATGCTAGTTTAGAGCCTACTTTTCAAATAGATTTAACAGGTGGCTATGACCTTAGTAAAAAGTTTTATCTAGGGATAAACTCAACATACAATAAAACTGATAAAGATGGTTTTTATGGTGTTGCTTTATATCCTCAGTATAACTTAGGTAAATTAACTGCTGGTTTGAGAGGTGAGTACTTTGCAGAGATTAATAATGGAGTAGGTGCTATTGGCCCAGATGCAAATGTTATAAACTTTACTACTACTTTAGATTATGCTATTGAGAATCTAAATTTAAAGTTAGAGTATAGATTAGATAAAGCCAGTGAGCAAGTATTTGAGCAAAAGGATAATTTAAGCAGTATAGTATTAGCAGCGGTTTATTCTTTTTAAACAACATAAAAATGAGTGATGTAATAACCCCTGAAGAGCTATCCTTAGTAAGGCAACTAGGATATGATGATAATATAACATACTGTAAAGTCTTTAACTGGTTTAGAATTAGATGGGGTTATACATCTTGGATAGAACAAACAGGAAAACAATACAATTATAAAGTTTATGCTAGAGGTACTTTTCACAAACCTATCTATACGCAATCAGAATCTCCTTACTGTAAAAGCTACGAAGAGGCCCAGCGTAAACTGCTTAAAGAATTGATACTAATAGTTGAAGAGATTGAAAAATAATTAAATTTTATTATATTAGGTGAAATGGTTGAAGTAGGAACCTTACATACTAAAGATATATTTCATCATAAAGGGCATGAGTATAAAGTACTAGAAAATAGTAGTATGTTTATCATTGCTAAAAGAATACCCTACGATGGAATAACACGATATTTCCTTAAATCAATCAAAGTTGAAAAGAAGTTAAACGATACTTTCTGGAAAAAGAATCCAGATTATGACATAACAGATAGATGGCAAGACCGAGTAAAATAGATAGATTTATTGAAGTTGCTAAAGATGTACTTTTTAGAGATGGGTTAATGCTGTTAACTGATGAGGAATTAGTGTTTTTAATTAATCAAGAGTTAGAAGATTCAGAAAAGGTTGCTATAAGAACATTTAAACTTTGGAAGTCAGGAGATTATGCAGAAAAAGGTGAAACAGGAAAAGAGTTTTTGCCCCTTATAAAAAAAGCATTGATAATTCAAAAGGAAACTCTATTTAAAAAGTTTTCTAATGATGATAGAGCATGGCAAAGATGGGCTTGGATTATTGAAAGAAAGTTTAGCGAGTGGAATCTTAAAAATATCAATGAAAACAAAAATGAGAATACTCATACAGGAGAGATTAAGATAAACTATAACCTACCTAATGGAGATTAATATTAATCCATCTAAAAAACAACATGAAGCATATTCTAAACTAAATGATAACACTACTAAAGAAACTCTTTACGGTGGTGCTGCTGGTGGTGGTAAATCATGGTTAGGCTGTGAATGGTTATTAGTAAACTGTTTACGCTATCCAAAAACAAAATGGTTTATTGGACGTGAAGAGTTAAAAAGGCTAAGAGCTTCTACATATCAAACACTACTCAAAGTAAGACAGCATCACAATTTACCTCATGACTATTGGAGGTATCAAGGACAGGATAACTACATTGAATTTCCTAACGGCTCAAGAATAGACTTACTTGATTTACAGTATAAGCCATCAGACCCAATGTATGAGCGTTTTGGTTCCCTAGAATATACAGGAGGCTGGATTGAAGAGGGTGGAGAAATAAATTTCGGTGCTTATGATGTACTAAGGACTAGGATAGGTAGATGGTTTAATACAGAATACAATATACTACCTAAGCTATTAATTACCTGTAATCCTAAAAGAAACTGGATGTATGAAGAGTTTATCCAGCCATTTAGAGCAAACAAATTACCCATTACTCAGGCATTTATAGAAGCATACGTAACAGATAACCCATACATAGATAAAGAGTATATTATTAACCTTAAATCTATTAAAGACCAATCTAAAAAAGAAAGGCTTTTATTAGGTAACTGGGATTATGACAATGATCCAAACAGAATCTACTCAGATGATGGTTTAGATAACCTGTTAACTAATGAATTTATACAGCCAGAGGGCAAAGCTTTTATTACTTGTGATGTTGCTAGGTTTGGAGCTGATAAGACTGTAATAATGGTTTGGCAAGGGTTTGTATTAGCAGATATTCATATAATAGATAAATCTGGTATTGATGAGGTTGTATTGACTATTAGACAAATGGCAAATAGATACAATGTTGCTAGGAGTAACATAGTTTTAGACCAGGATGGAGTAGGTGGTGGTGCTGTTGATGTCTTAAAAGGCTCTAAGGGTTTTACAAATAACGCTAAAGCAATCGTTAATAAGTTCAAGAATGAGAACTATAAAAACTTAAAGGCTCAATGTTATTTTAAGAGTGCTGAGAGGGTTAATGATTATGGTATTTACATCTCTCCTAATGTTGCTAATAAATGTTGGCAAGAGTTAAAAGAAGAGTTAGCAAGTATTAAACAGGCTAACCCTGATAATGATGAGAATAAACTAGGTATTATTGCTAAGGATAAGATTAAAGAGAGCATAGGAAGGTCCCCAGATTATGCAGATTGTTTTATGATGAGGGAATATTTTGAACTTGCTAAAAAGTCAGTTAGAGCAGTTGCATAACTTTTTCTTTTGTATTACAATTTTATTATTATATTTGAAATTCAAACAAACTATTTAACAATGAAAAAGGATAAAAGATTTAAGGTTAAGCATGAAAATAGTTTCATGTTTCTGTTAGTATTATTATCAGTCTTTACAAGCTGTTTATTCTATTGTGAGAAGGCTTATTTATTCATCAAAAAGCTATTTAAAAAATGAAGATACTTAACTTATATGCTTGTTTAGGTGGTAATAGATATAAATGGAATGAGGTTAAAAGTGATATTGAAGTTACGGCTGTTGAGTTAGACTTTGAAGCTGCTAGATTATATCAAGAGAGGTTCCCAAATGATAAAGTAATAGTAGCAGATGCTCACCAGTATTTATTAGACCATTATAAAAAGTTTGATTTTATCTGGAGTTCTCCGCCATGTCCTACTCACAGTAGAATACAATTAAGTCAATATACTACTAGAGAAATGAAATACCCAGATATGAAATTATATCAAGAAATTATTTTATTAGATACCTTTTTTAAAGGTAAGTACTGTATTGAAAATGTTATACCGTATTATGAGCCATTAATCCCAGCAAAAAAAAGGAATAGACATTTGTATTGGACTAATTTTAACTTACCTAATGAATTAAGTAAAAGAAAAAATCCCGACTTATCAAGGACTAAAAACTTAATAGATGCTTTGTCTAAATTTCATGATTATGATTTTAAAAAATACACAGGTAAACAGGCTACAAATAAAATGGCTCGTAACTTAGTAGATTATGAAGCTGGTAAAACAATATTCGAAACAGTATTAGGGATTTATAAAAGCGATAATGCAAAACAAACAACACTATTTTAACATGAATATTAACAGCAAGGATTATTTATTAGATAAGCTAATTAGGTTAGAGGTATCTAATTACAG